TTTGCTTCTGCTAGTAAGTGTTCGTTCATTGCTATCCCCTGTGAGTGTTAGTCCCGGCTACTCTGAATACCATGCCGGGGATGGCTCGTAACAGCGTCAGAGTTCGCTACTCTCAGGGGCACTGAGAAGCTCTACAGCCACGATACATTTACCTCCTGCAATCGGTATGCCCCTGCGTACCGAAACGTGACCTACTTGTTTATCATCATCAAATAACCCAGCGTCTTGCAAAGCATCTAAGACAGGCTTCACGCAATTATCAATATCCATTAGTCTCAAATTCCTTGGGCGCAATATGATATTGACTTCCACTATCGCCCCCCCAAAGGATTCTAATTGCTGCACTGCAACATACTCTTGTACCGCTAGTTTAAAGTCACGACCACGCTTACTGATAAACCTCCTGTGACCAGAGGCTATCCAATAATTGTTGATACTAGGCGGGTAAGGTAAGTGCAGTACATGACGCATACGGGTTAACCCTAGAACGGTACTTCGTTGTCATCAATGTTGTTTACTTCTTTAGGATACTGTGTCGGTCTACCGTCTTGGTTCTTCCAAGCATCAGTTTCCTCTGCCACCTTAATCCAAGGCTTGCCTGTCTTAGTGGTCTGTGCCCACACTGCTAACTTGATTGTTTCCCCTGCTCTGTAGTCACGGGTGAGTACCATGCCACCTTTAAACTCAGGAGCAAATTCACTCTTACGTTCTTTGACTTGAAAACAATATGCTTTCCCATCTGGTACTTTGAATTCGCCTTGATACTCAGCCATTTTGCTCTCCTGCGTTGGCAATTGATTGATTTAAGACTGTTTTCTGGATACTGGTAAACGTCTCGATATAACCCTCGTTGGCACGAGCTAGAGCTTTACATTTCTCTTTCTTCTCCCCGCCATTAAGTTTTTTGGACTTTCCAATCTTTTCGCACAATGTTGCAAATTGATAAATCCAATCTTCTACGTCTTTAGCCATCAAATACGCATCTTCCATATCTGGAACCATGAGAGGAATCGTTCCAATGGCTTCAGGAGGCTCTAAAACGTCCTCTACGGAGCTTTCAGGCAATTGGTCAAGTGGTTTTAAGGGTGTTGCGTCAAAACGCCCCATATCCTTTGTTTTAGGTTCAAAGTCTTGCACTTCCTCTGGACTGTAGAAACCTGTCACACTGCCCGGAAACACGGTTCTAATGCCTTCTGAGATACAGCGTGAACGAAGCATCGCCCGTGGGAATTTCTGCCACCCACTGCCGGGCTTCACTAACCCAATACGTTGAGCTTGTTCAATAGTCCATTCAATGCTTACCCTGCCGCCATTAGGGTGCGAGAAAACACCGACAACAATGGTATCGGTGTAAATAGTCCATTCCACCTTACCGCCAGCATTTTGGAATCGAGCCAACATTGCGTCAGCTTTAAGAGCCGGTTTGCCGCCGATAATATGGAAATCTCTCGCTGCCGTGGCTGGGTGCAAACCTTCTGCTTGAGCTACCGCCATCAATGCTAAGACTTCGTTCTCATTTTTCATGCCAAACAGCCCTGACTTAGCTATAGCACTTGCCATGCTCTGCATATCTTGAAACGGAATAATGTTGCTCATAATGTGCCCCTTATTTGAAAATGTCTAACACTAACTTATCCACAGCTTGACGTAATGTCAGCCTTGGATTCTCTGGATACCGCCATTCACCTTTGTACCGATACTCACTTACTAACGCATACGCAATATCAATATCTTCCTCTGACGTATGCCGCACTACAAACACAACACTTGGTTTAATCACGCTACAGGTGTCGCATAACCTCTCTAACGCTAACCGTTGACCAAAAGGTAACTCTGCATCACCAAACTTCGCTTCTGCAAAGATAAACAGCTTGTCCTTAAAGTCGATAAAGCAATCTATATCAGTTGGATACATATTGCCGTACTTCAACCCACTAAACTCAATAATCTGAGCCTTATGCTTGCGATTCTTGATTTCTGAGTAATGGTTCATTTGACTAAAAACCGTCTACTGCCGGGTACTTCCATTACAAACTTGCTGTATACGTCTGGCATAGCTGTTTTAAAGGCTTCTGCACTAAAACGCATACTAGACTTAGCAGACTTCCAAGAAACAAGCGTAGAACCGTCTACAGACCTGATTTCAGCCTTATCAGCCATTAAGTTGCGTATCTGTAATTCCACAACTTCCGCTTTTTGTTCAAGTGTTTTAATTTGACTCTTAGCCTGTCGCAAATAGTCAACGGCTTGTTCAATTGTTTGCGTAGCTGTAATAACTGTATCGGGTGATGAGGTTGGGTAGGCAAGTTTGGTTTGCTCAACACTTTCTGGGGTTGGGATTTCTCCCGAAACCACCATAGCCCATAACTTGCTTTGGGTCTTAATGAATTCCTCTTTCTCTTGGTCACTAAACTGAAATTCAAACGTCTGGAATTCTTGACCACCAAATAGGACAGCGAGATAGACTTTGCTGATGTTGTGTACAGTTGCTTCGTGCAAACACTGTACATAATCCGCAGGGGGGACACGGTTACTCTCTGGGTCAAATTTGGAGCGTACTTGTGCGTTATAGTTTTTCGTTTCAACAAGTGTTTCTCCATCTGTCGCAATGAAGTCGAAATGACTTTTAAGCCATGCTTCCTTATGGTGAGAGAGTGCATAATCTGCTTCCTTTAATTCAATACCGAGTTTGTCTTGTGCAAGTCTGCCAATTAAGGGCTGCATGATGTGTCCCATGCGTACTGGCTCTAAATCGCTAATATCTTCACGTTCGTGCTTGCCCTGCTTGATTAAGATAGCCTCAACAGCCTTACCATTCGCTGCCATGCGTGAATCACCAGACCACCATGCAGAGTTGCGTACTTCAGGTGCGAAATCATCTTGATTGTTCATTTGATTGCTCCAATATGTATTGAGCCACAATCTTGCCGTTTGGCAGGATAAGTGTTTTGGTTTGAATGTCGTGACCTTGTTGACGTAACTCTTTAATCCGTGCTGCTAGGCGAAAGCACCCACACCCTGCTAGTGCTTCCATAGGTGTTACTGGTGCTTGTTTGAGTTGACTGAGTATCCATTCAGATTGCGTCATGGCTTATTCCTTTGGCTCAAAGAAAACAGCTTGTTCACCACAGCCTGTGTGATTGAGTGTGCGTTCTACTTCTGCAAGTGTGCAATTTTCTTTATCTTCGCCAGTAACAGGAGATTTCCCAACTGGACGCTTACATAGGTACTGTGACCTGTAATTAGATAGATGTACGCAATGAATACAATATTTCATGATAGTGCCCCTATTTGTGAGTTGATATACGAATCAATACTACAGGTGTGACTTTATACTATTACTTTCTGTATTGCAAGTGCTACTGTTGTATTTCTGCTATAGCTATCTTTTAGACGTACAAGGTCAACAGTAAAGATGATGATGTATATAGGGCATCATATTTACTTCAACCAAACTTACTGGTTGTCCTGTATCGCATACAGTGCCAATGCTTTATTTATCGGTGCGGGTCTTTGTAGTCCCGTTCTACTTACATCAATTTTACTTACACCGTTTATCTCTTGACTTGGCAATCTCAAGCACCCGTTATCCTTGACTCAAGGTGACCCGCTTTCCTCCCACGCAAGCACAGACATGGCTTCTTATTAACGTATGGGGTACGGTTGCGAGAAAGGCATAAAAAAACCCGCTTTAATCAGCATCTCGGTAGAAACCCCTTTTGGGGCGAGACACTGATTGAAACGGGCTTTAATCTGTTGCTTTCTACGACAACGACACCACAGTATCACATCTATTTAAACGGGGTCAAGGGGTTTATGGGGTTTTCAACAAAATATTTTCTGTTGGGACTCTGTTCGCCGTTTGTTCGGACTGTTCGCCACTAGGTGCGAAGTAGTGGCGAAATCGCTACTTGTTTAAAATCAATCACTTACCTTGCAAGGCGCATGCGTGGGGGAAATCAGCCTCTCACGCCCGTGTACCACTCATACGCAAACCATAGGCAAGCGGAAATGATGTAGACACCCATTACGATTAAGCCTATTTGTTCCACGGTTTCACCACAATAAAAAGGATAAGTGCACAGAGTGCATAGAACACCAGCAAGCAATCCCAAACAGATACCATTATTTATCTCCTAAAAGATTCCATGCTGTTGCTGCCACCAGTGGTACTTGTCCATTGCCAATGGCTTTAAGTCTGTCCACCCTAGCGTCCACCCCATGAGCCACTCTACCCACATTGGGTTCAGTTTTCCACCATTGTGTAGTCCCGCTACTTGTTCCCCAAGGTTTCCCTTGCCCCTGTCCCAGAGTGCGTGACGGGAATCCTGTGCTTTGGGTGTCCCCCACATTCCTGACTGCGTGGGCACGAATCCATATCCTTTCTCGCTTGTGGTTTGCACCAACGTCTGCCGCAGATATAACTCCCCACCTACTGTCATACCCCAAACTGGTAAGGTCTGCAAGCACTCGTTCAAGTCCTCTAGTAACGAGCATTGGACTGTTCTCCACGAAGACGTATTCTGGTCGAACCTCGCCAATAATCCGTGCCATTTCTCGCCACATTCCTGACTGTTCTCCGTCAAGTCCTGCGCCATTTCCTGCGACTGATATGTCCGTACACGGAAATCCGCCAGATACAACGTCAACAATTCCTCGCCACGGTTTTCCGTCAAAGGTTTGTACGTCATCCCAAATCGGGAAAGGCGAGAGAATTTTGTCATTTTGTCTAGCAAGCAATACGCTTGCTGCGTAAATGTCCCACTCAACGGCGCAAACTGTTCTCCACCCAAGGAGGTGTCCCCCAAGTATTCCTCCACCAGCACCTGCGAAAAGAGCCAACTCATTCAAGAGTACCTCCAGTATTAGTTAGACAATAAAAACGCCCCAAAGGGGCTGTAAACTGGTTTAAACAAGGTTCAATCACTCATGGATTTATCTAAGACTAGTTCGCAATGGTCGCATACACCTTTGTCATATCCACGCCTGTAAGCGTTTTGTTCGCTATCTGACATAATTTCAAAGGCATCATGCTCAAACACGCCTGATGCTCTGCCTTGATAGTATCCAAAGGCGTAGTATTCGATTTCCATATCACTCATGCTGTCACCTCATTTATCATGTCCATTACTTGCTGATAACTGTACTTTTTAGCTAATCGCCACCCGCCATTGTTGTGAATACCGTCCTCAAGCCTAAGTAATCCGTCATTGGTTTCTAAAATGCAAAAGTTTGTGGCAAACATCGTCACAAATGCTCCGCTATCTAATTCGAATCTTATTCCGTTGATTTTCATTTGTCTGTGCCCCTAGTTTGCGAGTATGTTTAATGATTCGTTTACGAATACAAGCGTTACGATAGCCATAGCTACCCATGCGAGCAAGTTAGCTAAAATCTCTTGTTTGCGTGTCATGTTATGCCCTCCTCTTTTCAACAGGGTTATGCTGCGCTAACTTAGCGGATAAGTCTGCAAGACCGAAAGCAAATAACTGGTCGTTCCAATTGTCACGGTTTGCAGCGTGCCAGTTGCCGTAACTGCTATTTGAGCGAGTGATAAGGTATACGCTGCCTTTGCAATAGCCGATGTATGCGCCATGCTTAAACACAGACTTTTCAATGTTTGGATAGGCTCTCATGCTTGCACCTTCGAAGCATCAAAACAGAATGTGTAGCCCTTGCCGTCTGAACTGTCACCATGCCGCATATTGTCAAGAGACCAGTCAAGCGAGTGTTTCGCAACAAGAGCCTTAACAGCTTGAAAGTGGCAAACCTCAAACGAGTATTCGTGAGGGTAGTTGATTGTTGCTGTAAGACCTGTCGTGGTGTATGCCTTAATCCGTGAGCCACGGGTATTCGATGCGCCGATATAACGAGTGTGAATTGCAATCATAGTGTGCCCCTAGTAAGTGATGCTGCATACTGTTACGGCAATATGCAGCGAGAGAGTTAGTTAGCGCAGGAAGTTTAGAACATGAGCAACAAGACGTTGATAGTTAGTAGACTCAATATGCAGCCTATGCAGCAAGTTAAGGTCTAAGTCACAAATGAGATAATAATCTCTATCTGTAGTAACCAGTATGTTGTGTTTAACAGTGTCTAATTGCACCGTCAAACCGCTTGCAATAAGTGCTGGTTGTGCTTTTAATTTCATAATATGCCCCTAGTGAGTGAAAGTATGATGCACTATTACGGTAGTGCATATAGTAAGTATAACCTATCGTATAACATTGTCAATACATTTCGTTATATTTTGTTGCTATATATACACTACTCTATATAACTGTATTACATATATATACTATAAAGTAATACTTAGTCGTTACTATATATAAAAGATATAGTTTTTTATGTATAATCTGTTTTATATAATAATTATAATAAATACTTAGCTACTAACTATACCTAGCTTACCTATCTATTACTTAAGTATATATACAGGACAAGAAACTCAATAGAGGATTGCCTTACTACTTACGCCACGTTATGTAAAGTAATAGGGGCATGGGGTCACGACACGCATACACGATACGCATACTCTGTGTAATACGATGATGCACACTTATTGGACATGGGTACTGGTCACACAAACGAATACCGAATAGCGCAACCAGTGTGCAGCAAAGACTTAGGGCGAGGCTTGGGGTTTAGGGGCGGTGGAGGGGGAGCCCCATTCGTACCTCCCCCCAAAAAAAATATGGCTTTTACTGTTTCTGATAATATAGATGTATTACGAGGAGTGATATATGTCAGAGATATATGAAATAGATAAAGGTGTACAGTTAAGCCATAAACCAAGACAATATGTGTACCCATACAATGATATGGAGATAGGTGACAGTTTCTTTGTACCAGAGGGCAAGATGCCAACGGTTAATGCTGCAAACTACCGTGCATTTAAGAGGCTTGGGTGGAAATTCTCTGCCCGTAAGATTGATGGTGGGATTCGTGTATGGAGAACGGTATGATTAACGGGGCGGCTGTCATTGACCAACTGGTTGAGAGTGTGGATGAGGACTTTAAGCGTAAGTACCTTGACCGTGTGTGGGCAATGAGTAAGATGGATATGTTTAAAGAGCTTATGCGGGTGCATGGTGAGAGCACCAAGATGATGACCCAAGCCCAAGCTGAGATTGATAACCTAAAAGCCGTGATTGCCCAATACTCTGAGGGGTTGCACTGATGGCTGACTACCACGTTGTTGATAATGGCGAGATGCTGGCGTGTGACTTTGTGGATTGCTTGATGCGTATACGTCTGCAAGAGATTGTGGATGATTTGAAAGGCTACATTGAGGAAGGTACTGCTGAACCCAATGAAAAGAAGGTGATTAAGGCGGCAGAGGTTATCCTTGGATACATTACTTAAACAATATCTCTTTGAGACCCGTTCTGACCTGTCCTTGCAGATGAGACGGGCATTGGCTTGCAAAACCAAGAAGCAGAAAATCAAACTAGCAGATGAGTGGCAAAAAAATTATTCTGAACTGATGTACAGAGAGTTAATCTCCTGTGCAAGAAACAAAGAAGTTTGTGTCAGGATAGCTAATTGGGAACAAGATGAGCGCATTTAATCTGCAACACTTCTACAACTTCTGTAAGCAACTTAAGATTGAAACCAAAGAGCAGGGCTTACGCAAGATGGATAACTTGCTGGGCACTCAAACCTACGTCATGGGTGAGATTGCTAAAGGGCTAGAAGAAGGTGTTCACTTCTTTACTATCCTCAAAGGTAGACAGTTAGGGATTACTACTATCTCTCTTGCGCTGGACTTGTACTGGCATTTTATGAACCCCGGCTTGCAAGGAACCCTGACCACCGACACCGAAGAAAATAGAGATATGTTTCGCTCCACTCTTTCGATGTACATGGATGGGTTGCCCAAGGAATACAAGATTCCTTTGATTGCTCACAACCGTACTCAGATGAGCTTAAAGAACCGTAGTCGATTGTTTTATCAGGTTGCAGGAACACGCAGCAAAGGAACATTAGGTCGTGGCAAAGCAATTACCTTTTTACATGGAACAGAAACAAGCAGTTGGGGTGATGAAGAAGGT